GGTTCCTTTGTATTGTATTATTTAGCATATTTTTAAGGCATATCAACCACGGGATTGATAATCGAATTTACAACTCGTTGTATATCGTTGTAAGTAGCCCAATCTCCGACTGCGGCTGCTCGTTGTTGTCTTTCCATCCAATCACTGCCAAGTTGTCTGACTATTTCTGTTTGTTGTGCTACCGTTGTAGGATTAGTAGAAACAGGCTGCGTTGTAGGTGCTATTGCTCCTGCGGCAGGTATAGTAGGCAACTGATAAGTGTTTGAAGCATTAGGCGTGACCATACTGGCAGGATTATAAGCCTGTCTTCTGGTGGCTGCTTGTATTTGTCGTGTAGGAACATTTTTACCAGCAATTAAATCTGCTATCTGTGCTCCAGTCAGCGGTTCTGCGAGTTGCTGTAAGCCCCAAGGCGTGTCTGGACCTGCTGCCTGATTGTAAGCAACATCATCAAATGTAGGACCAACCTGATAACCTTTTGCGTTCCAGTTATACTTGCTTTGAGCAGGGTCATAGGTATTATAAAAATCACTGGGATTGATATAACCTGGATTTAATCCCAAACCTGTGCGTGGAGGTTGCGTAGTCACTGGAGGTAATGTTGGAGGTAGAGTCGGAGGCAAAGTAGGCGGCAATGTTGGTGGCATTGTCGGTGGGAATGTCGTAGGCTCAATATTACTCCAAGTTTCTGTTTCAGTGTCAGTTGGTGTTTCTGTAGGAGGCTCTGTGGTCACAGGAGGCTCTGTTGTAAATGGCGGTAAGGTAAAATCAGTGACACTAATAGTAAATGTTTCCGTTGGCGGAGGTGTAGTCTGCGGTGGTCGTGACGCAGTAATAATAATTTCACTGACTTCTTCAGTTTCAGTTGGCAACGGAGGTAATGTCATATCAGTGACACTAATAGTAAATGTTTCCGTTGGAGGTGGAGTTGTCTGCGGTGGTCGTGACGCAGTAATAATAATTTCACTGACTTCTTCTGTTTCCGTGATTGGTGGTAAAGAAGGCAATAGCGTATCCGTGAAACTAAATGTCAAAGTTTCAGTTGGAGGTGGAGTTGTCTGTGGAGGACGAGAAGCAGTAATAATAATTTCGCTGACTTCTTCAGTTTCAGTAATCACTGGTTCAGTAGGTATCTCTGGTAGTGGCATTGGTGTGACACTGATCAAAGGTATAGATATAGTAGGTCTATCAGTGGTAATAATAATCTCACTGATTTCTTCTGTTGGTGATGGAGTAGGTCTTTCAGCAGTAATAATAATCTCACTGATTTCTGGTGTATCAGTGGGTGCGATATTACTCCAACTTAAAGTCGGTGCTTCTGTTGGTGGTTCTGTGGGACGCACAGCACTAATAATAATCTCCGAAATCTCTTCTGTTGGTGGTTCAGTTGGAGGAATAGTATAAGGCAGCGTTGGTTCTTCCGTGGGTGGTATGGCACTCCAAGGTTCTGTAGCAGGCGGTTCTGTTTCAGGTGGTTCTGTAGGACGCGGTGCTGTAATAATAATCTCACTGATTTCTTCAGTAGGTGCTTCAGTCACAGGAGGTTGCCAGGGCTCTGTAGGAGCCTCAGTAGGTGCTTCTGTTTCAGGTGGTTGCCAAGGTGCTTCTGTTTCAGGTGGCTGCCAAGGTGCTTCTGTTTCAGGTGGTTGCCAAGGTGCTTCTGTTTCAGGTGGCTGCCAAGGATCTACTGGACCTGTATCAATAGGTCCAGTGTCAATAGGTCCAGTATCAATAGGTCCAGTATCTATGGGTCCATTGTCAATAGGAGTTTCTTGATACGGATCATCACCATAGCCAAAACTATCGTCAAATCCACCACCAGGTTCTCCCCAACCCCCACCCCAATCTCCCCAATCTCCAAATCCTCCGCCAGCACCACCATCCATTTCAGTCCAATAACTATTATTGTCCGCAAACGCAAATTCTGGTAATCCTGTCTTTGGATTGATTGTGCCTCTACCACCCATACGCTTGAGCAAGGCTGCTTCTTCTGGGTTGATGTGGGCTAATATGGTGTCACCGTCTCTGCCGTATTGTGCCAGCATTTCTGCTAATGAGGGTAGATTCTTTTTGTTCATTATGTTATTTATTTCTTTATCACTTGTGCTGTCAGGCTGCGTCTGTTTAAGTTCATTGACTTTACAGCAACTTCGGCACCACTTTCAACATCTACATTGACTTCCATAATATACCAATAAAGTCCTGATGGTGGTGCGTCAATGATAGGAGTAAAGATAGTTAAACTCTGTGGTGCTTGTATATCACCAGTGCTATCTATAGTTGCTACTTGTAATACTAAATCGTTGGCTGGAGTTGTTCCACCAAGTTGGCTGCCACTAAAAGTCACGGTATCACCAACAGCATAATTTCCACCACCTCCAGCACTTAAAATAGTAGAACCTGTGCTGTAATTAGTTCCAGGAGCAGTTATATCTAAAGTTATTACCGCATTCGTTCCAGAACCAGAAGTAGAAACAGCATCGACATTAGTATAGATGCCACTGGCACTGGCATCCGAAATTCCGCTGACAATGGTATAAGTTAGCGGGATACCTTCTGTATATGCTGTAAGGCTATCGTTATAAATTAGTTGCTTACTAATAGTAGCATCAAACTCATAAAAATATTGAGGGTTTGCGGCTGTTCCACTATTAAACGCTCGATATCTGTTTAACTCTACATAAACATTCATCTGCGGAACCGTGGATGGAAAATTAGTATTAGCAACAGCATAGTCAAATGGTGATATGTCAAGTTGTGCTGTGATGCTAACAAGATTATTACCAGCATCTATTTCTACAATAGCATTAGCATCAGTGCTCATTACAGCACCATATCCACTGGTGACCCAGAGACTGGCTGTTCCTCCTGTGCCTACAACTCCAGGATTAGGAAAAGGATTGGCTGCTCGTAATATAACATAATCAGTAGTGACTTTAACTACACCAATTCTACTAAAGGTATCATTATAGTCGCTGGGTGTGACACCGCTAATGGTCACGCCATTACCTAAAGCAAATGGCGGATAAGGTTGAGTTGAAGCAAATGTAAATTTCCAAGTATAATCATCCAGCCATTCGCTGGTAGATAATGCTATAGGTGCTACATAAAGTTCGGCAGCAGTGGGTAAAAAATTAGACGGGTTAGTATAAGGAATGCGAAAGTTGCCAGTTATTCTGGCTGGTTCTGAACTACTAAAACCAACAAGTTGTTGTCCAATACCACTGGGACCACTGATAGCGTAATTTACAGCATCTAATAAACTTTGGTCGTCACCACCATTGACAGGATAATTAGCCATCAGCGATCATCCTCAACCTGTGTGAATTGCCAGGTAGTCGCACTACACATCCATACATTACTACTACTGGTATTCCCTAACTCAATGCTATTCACTCTGTAAGAGTTTTGATCAATTTGTATCCAAGGGTTATCAGTGTTTAATGCCATTGATTGACTTGCCTGAGTTGTTGGTAGTTGTCCTACACTTTGAGCACCTTCTATAGTCACACTGATCGTGCCAGTGCTTGGTATGATTGTTATCTCGTCAGTTGATGAAAATGGTATAGCACCAATATTCACTGCTTCAGGTAAGATCCTATGGACCATAAGTTTGCCACTATAGTCTTTGATCATTTTAATGTTATCTCTACGGAACCTGCTGGTAATCGCACTACCATCTGCTTGAGTGTAGCCTATATCTTTTTGGACTAACTTGCTGTCTGTGACACCCTGAGCATAGACCACGGTTCTGCTGCCAAAGTTAGCAGTCCAAGTGCCAGGTGTGTCTTCTACATAGATAGGACTTTCACAGCCCATAGTTGCTGAACTTACATCTCTGGGTGCGTTCCAACAATCAATATCATATCTGTATGCCAACATCTTATTTGGCACACCGTTAGTTGCTTGGCTGTCTGGATAGTAAATCTCAATCTGGTTCTTTTGGCTATTGACTTCCATAAACACACGGTTGTAAAACTCTGGATCAAGTTGATCATAGAACCAGTTTTTAACACGCTGATTACCTATGCCAGTAAAGTCTTGTCCGTCGAATACCCAGATATCACGGGCATCAATACCATAGACTAACTTGTCTGTATTGCCCCAGCAGTTTGCTGATAACAATCCTCTGCCCTGATTATACAATCTAACACCAAGAATTGGTGCTGATGTTGTAGAGTAGTTTAATGGTGAGAACACCACCGTGTCCCAGTATGAACATAAGAAGAAGTTGCCATTACTTGGAAAAGCATCAAGAGCAGGACCACGCAACGGAACTTCTAACTGGTTGGCTACATTGGTGATTGTTGGTTCCCAGGTCAATGGTGCTTGGTTTAATCCGAATGCTTGACTCCATTGTATCGTCACGGGATATAACTCTGTTGCTGCCGTGTTTGAGTTTGTGGCTGTAAGATTACCTGCTACCAAGATTGATCCTACATTAGGAGTAGAATACATACGCATCCAGTCTGCTTTATAACTTGTCCAGTATGGGTTATAGTTCCAAGCGTATAAGGGTGCTACACTTCCGCCTCCAGGATAGCCTGCTGTTGGACTTGCTTGATATATGATGCCTAATAGTGTGCTTGATGATACGGTGAATGTTCCATCATATACACCATTTACTCCACTGATCACAATCTGACTATTAGCCAAATATGGTATAGCATTGTATGGACTCATAGTCATAGTTGTGCTTGACACGGTCTGAGAGTTATTCACCGTCCAAGTAGAACCATTACCAGATCCTGATATGTTTGCTGTGATTCTTGTGCCTGTGGCTACACCAGTGCCATTGACATACTGACCAACTTTGAGTGTGCCAGTTCCACCACTGAATGAACCGATAGTCAATGTTGTTCCACTTATATCACAACCAGTAGCAACTACGGTGTCACTGAATGTCAGGTATTGTTCTGTTGGACTTTCATAAACGATGTCGTCAATATCAGTAGGCAATAGGTTAGAGTATAATGTCAGCGTAGGGCTACCGTCCAACCAAACCATAGGTGGATTGAATGTGTCATTGAAGAAAGGCACGGTGCCATTCCACGCTTCTGTTATGTTTGTAGCCTGTGTATAACCTGTGAAGTCTCCACCTGCTGGTGTTATGTCTTGCCAAGTTCCATCATATGTTGCCCACCATTTTCCTTCTGTGGTTGCTACGATAAACCAGAAGTATGTGTCTGCTCTAAAACCTGAACTGATATATGTTGGTGTTCCTTCTAAACTATCAAAGAACTCTTGCTCACCTGCTACTGAGCGTATGCCACGAACATCTGTTTCTACATTCAGTCCTTGATTGTATTCGTTTGGTCCTAACGCTGTTGAAGGAACATCAGGAGTGAATGACATCTTCGCAAAAGGTATGCGAACTTCGTCAAGTGGGTTGCGGATTTGTGCCATCGGTTATGTTTCCATTTAATCTATTATTTAGCCGAAGACTTACCAACGCTGACCACGCTTCTCTTGAGCGTAAGCCAGCGTCCCTTTCCAATCTTATAAACCGTTGCTGATAAACTTTACCAACGGATCTCGCTCAAACCATAAAAACAACTTGGCTTTATTTGATGTGATTTGCCAGCCACCTTGGTAATCTAACTTCTTTAACTTGAGTAGTCCATTGTCTTTATGATCTATCCAAATATGCTTTGGCGTTATCTTTTTAACTTGACCACAATGATTGATTGCGGTTTTATCTACGGTGCCATTACCCCATATAACAAATGGTCCATACTGAACAAAAGCATCTGCGAATAGTTCTGGTTGTTGTGTCATTACATTCTCCTTCTAATGTGTAAGTATTTATCTCAAGGTTCTGTTTATTGTAGGCAGAACCATTGAGCAATCTTACCAATAATAACTATTCTTTGGTTCAGGTTTAAATCCATAGACACGCTCCACATAACGGTTTGACAAGGTCCTGATGTTAAACCTTTTTCGACCGTTGCGTAAGCGTGTTGGATCTTTGACTACATACTTGTCTAATAGTTTGGATAACTCTCGGTCGAATGCTTCAACATCTTCAGTTCTAATGTAATGATTGGGCACATCTATTCTAACAGCACGATCTACGAACCTACGCTCACCATTCTGGTAGATATGATTGTAGTCACTATACTCCCAGTTTGTTGTTGGTATTTTTCTACGCTGTTCTATCATCTGTTGCGTGATGTCTTTAAGTCTGTCTTTAATTGTCATCAACATTATAGGTGTATTCTGAAACGCAACTCTGGGCAACCAATGAGCATCATCAAGCAGTCTGTCATCCTGAACATCAAGATGCTTCAACTCTGTCCAAAGGTCCAGACGATTTTTTTTCCAGAATGTATCCTGTCCCAGCATATTCATAAACTTTTGCTTGTCATCATAAGTTTTGATTCTATTCATCGCAGGTCCAAGTTCTACTTTAATTACTTCGTTGGTGCGTTCTCTTACAAGTGTCAAGTAAATTGGTTTTGTGTTTAACATATCTTTGCCTTTCTATACTATTATTTATCACTCGTGATCGTAATACTTTAATGCGATTGCTACATCAGTTTGTCCAAACTCTGTAGTTCCAAACAGATGTTCTGTGATAGCGTTTTGTTCCATTTTAACTACATAGTCTCTGATTGTTTCTTCTGCTTCGTAGCAGTCAATCAAACATACAGCATCGTAGTTTTGTCCATTTAACTCAAAGAACTTATCTACTGCTTGGTTCTCAAAGTAGCAATCACTGATTGTAATTGTTTGTGTTGGACCTAAATCAAAATCACCGTTTGCGTCTTTAGTGTAGTAAGCAAATGTAATAGTCCAGTCTGTTGGTTGTAATTCAAATGTTGTCATAGAGTATATCCTTTGTTTGTTTCTATACTATTATTTATCTCTGTATTCAGTTATTATACACAATCAAACAGAGCAATTTGTCCAATTAGTTTCCAACTTCCATAACTTCAAAGTCACTACACTTAAATCTATGGTTTAGTCTATTGACTTGTAATCTGGCACTACCAAGATTGGTGTATGTCAGTTTCTTGTAGATATGGTTATTACCAGTCATACTTCCTTGTGTAATTCTAATATTCACTGGATCGCCTTGGTATGTTATTACATAATACATTTCTGCTTGTAAAACTTCCCATAAACTTCCATCTCCTACTTCTTGTGCTAATCTTACTTTTGGTTTTGGTCTTGCCATTTTAATTTCCTATCTTTCTAAATCTGTTTTGGTATTCTGGATGCTTTAATATAAACATCATTGTTTGTTCTTCTGTAAGTGTTGCCCAGTAAGTTTGCCATTGCCAATCAATACCAGTATTAAATGGACTATGACTATGAAACTCTTTTAAGTCTGCCATCAACTTTTTAACTGGATAGTCAGGACCTTCATAATCCATATCCTGTGTAATCTTCATCATACATTCCACCACTTTTCTTTTACTGGTTTTAGTTTCGCTCTTGCTAACTTTGGTTGTTCAACTTCTGGTAATGGTATTGTTCTATCTGTTCCATCAATTCTGTATATGCGTTGGTTTGGTAAAACTTCAAAGTGATTTGGATTCATACAGAATCTATTTTTACAAGTTTGTCTTATCTGTAAATGCTCACAATCTTCGTTGTTCAAACTACGATAAACTAATCTTCGGGCTTGTGTCATTTGGGCTATGCCATTCTTTTTAGCACCCATAAGATTTGTAAATGGACCAACTGAACCTGTCCAAGCCCAGCAATCATCATCTCCTGTTTTGACTATCTTTGCCCATAATAGTTCGTCGTTCCACGACCAATCGCCTACGGTTCTGTATGTCATAACTTTATCTCTCCATCATCAAATACTACTAACAACTCTGGGTTGTTTCTAAACAAGTCCAATAAACCTAACGCCATTAAATCTACCTGTGTTTCAGTTAGGTTCAGTGATAACTTCTGTTCTATTGCGTGTAGTAATTCGTGTAGTAGTGTATGCTTCTTGCTGTCTTTGTCTTGATCTTCGTGTAGTAAGATCTTACGCTGATCTGGTAAGCACAAGCCCAAATGCTCTGGCATTTCTCGTTCTTGTCCTAACTTGATCTGCCATTCTTGACTGAATAACTTAAAAGTTGCTGTTGTCTGTTTTGTCTTCTTCATTACATATCTCCTTTGTATATCTATTTATCTTTACATTCAGTTATTTGCTTACGACTTGTTATAAACCTGGTTAAACTCAAAGTTTGTGTTTGTTAGTAGTGTTAGTAGTTTTTACGCTTTCTATTAGTTTTTTTTTACTTTTTTTTTTTTTGTAGAATATATAAAAAACTACTAACACTACTAACAAACACTATAAAAACAGCATTACAGGCACCTACAATGCTGTTTTTTGTGTTAGTAGTTTTTTGTTTTCACTACTAACAACTACTAACAAATATCATCAAAAAAGTCATCATTTTGCTGATCTTGTAGTATTTTAGCCCTGATTTTCTCCAATTGTGTAGCATTTGGTAGGTTTTTCACCTCAATTTCCAGGTCTGTGTTAGTAGTTGTTAGCACTTGTGGTGACTCAACTCCTAACACTTTTGCCAGATCCTGATACACATCTTCCCAGTCCTGAAGATCAACAACATCTGGATTTTGTATGGTATAGTAAGTATAGTTTCGTTCTACACTTTTTCTAACATACTTGTTTTTGCTCATCATTTTACCCCAAGCGGTCAAACTCAGTTTTCTATCACTGCCACCGTGGTCATCGTGCCATCTACTATATTGTTCGTAAAGCACACTGGCTTTATAACTATGATTGTTATTGCGTTCCAGTGTATCATCGCTGTCTAACCAAACGCTTACAGGATTATTCACGCTTTCCAAAATACTCTTTTTAATCTTATTGATAAAACTATAGTTGCTGAATTGTATGTCCAGTTTAACCGTTTCTAAAACATAGGCAAAGCCTTCAGCCATTTCGATTGGTCTATCAATTGTCTGTCGTTTGATAGCACTGGCATATCTAACCCAGTTAGGGTCTTCTGTAGTTTTAATAAACTGATTACGACGATCACTTGGTCCAATCTTTATTGGACATTCGTTATTGGTAGTAAAGATGTAATTGGCTGTATTGATAATAGCAAACGGAGTTGTATTACGCTTGTTGATCATCAGTGTAGGTTCATTACAATGGCTTTTAACCCATCTGTCCCAGTCAAACTTTTGACCTTCATCATCAAACTCATTTACTTCGATTAGTTGTTTGCCAACAAGGTGATCGTTCCAGCCTTTAATAATATCACTGCTACTTAAACCACCAACAGCGTTATTACCCATAATAAGTTTCATCAAACTTAAAAGCGTTCCTTTACCGTTGCCCTGTAATTCTCCGACAAACCACAGATTGGTTAGTAAATTGATACCTGGACGCTGAACTAACGCTGCCAACCATTTCATAACAAACTTAAAATCATCGTTGGTATAAGTGTCGTCTTTTATCTGTTTCCAAAGCATATCTGCTTCTATTTTGCTGTCTTCGTTCAACATCTCACCATTACATAAACTACGATAAACCAATCTGGTCATCAGTTTGCCATAAGCAAGATGCTGTTCATTACCAGGCAAACTATTGTCACGCCATTCGTTGAGATAACGCTTACCGCTGTATGATATAAACTTTGGACCAATAGGTATGCTCATTCTGGCATCAACCTGCGGACAACTTCCAATCACGCCCAAGCCTTCATTCTTTTTAACTAATCCAGTGCCAGCATCCATATAATGAACAAAGCCACTAAAATAAGTTTCAATAAGTTCTTGCGTGACCACGCTACCGTTTGGTAGTCTATAGTTTAAGAATATATTAAATGCGTGTTTCTTGGCATCCTGATCTTTAAAACTACTCCAACCTAAAGTCTCTGGATTGTATATAAAATACTCTCCGTCGATCTTACTGATATACTCTGTTAGTTGTCTTAAATCTGCTATCAGTGTATTGTTGCTGTTTGATAACCAAATGTGATCCTCAAACGCATACTTCGTGTAAATGTTCTTATCTACACCACTTTGTTTTTTCATTGTTTTACTCCTCTAATGTTAAACTCTATCTTTTCCATTTTCTTTTTAATGCCTGCCATAAAGTATAAACTACCGATAGTCGGTGACTTTGCTTTATTCCAGGTTTTATACAAGTTATCATACTCGCCTCGCTCACGCTCGGGATAATATTGTGTCATTAAAAGTTTAGCAACGCCTCTACCAAGTTCGTGTGCTACAGCCCAACTTACTCTTGACCATTCATCGTAGGTCAATGCTGGTCTTCGTTGTTTGAGCACCGCTAACGCTTGCTCAACATCTGCGACCTGAGCATCTGTTAGTGTGTCCAACGATACTTCAGGAGTTAGGTCAGGCTCTATTACTTTATCTCCTGCGATCTGTTCTAACCAGGCTAATAAAATACTATCTGGTAAAGTATCCACAGGGTTAGTAGCATCTATCAACCAGAAGTAAGGTTGATGTGTATCTGGATGTATGCTTGGTGGTAGAACGCTTTGTCCGCCTGCCCATCTAAACTCAAAACCTTCACGGTCACCAGTAGCAACCTTTTTAGTTTTAAGCACATCCCAATATTCTTCTGGCACCCAAAACGCCATTTGGCAACGGTCTGTTTTACCGCTTGACCAACTAACACTCTTCAACGCTGTTATGTCAATGCCGTGTTCAGTAGCCCAAGTCCAAGCACTGGTGCCATCAAAGTCAATAGCACACACGCCATTACCTTTCGGACCTAATATTAAACCAATGTTCTGGCTGTCTATTCGGTCTAATGGTAATGGATTGTTTTGCCAGTCTGCTGGATATGGTTTTTTCTCACCGCCACGCACTCGACAATACAGCCAGTTTGGTTGATGTTCGAGTATTGTATCACGCATATTACATTAGTCTTATACCAATAGCATCTAATTTAGAAGCAATATCCTGTAAGTTATCAACTACATTTTTTTGATCATTACTATTTTCAGCAATAAGGTGTAAAGCACCTGATATATCTTCTGTATAATTGCTGTTGGCAGCAATCTCATCTAATCGTTCTGTAATGCTTGCCATATGTGCGTTTAACTTTCTCAAGTTATCTATCAACAATCCTTCAAACTCTGTCATTTCATTTCCCTTTCATATTTTAATACAAGTTCGTTATACTCTTCTTGAGTAATCTGTCCGTTATTTAACTCATCCATCAACAAGTCCATTGTTTCCATAATCAATTTAGTTTTACGGCTATGGTCTTGTAGTTGTATTAGTTGAGCATTCTCTCGTGCCATTTTCTTTTTGGCTCGCTCAGCATTTTCTTTTCTTACCTTTTCGGCATAGACTTGTAAGTCTGCTACAATCTTTTTACCAATCGGTGTTAGTTGTCCATTACCATCTCTGAGATAACTTATGCTACGCTGTGTTCTATATTTGGTAATGTCACTGGCTGTAGTAATATCTTTGCGATTGATAATTTCTGTGAGAAAATCTCCTGCTTTCATATTGGTCAATGGATAACCTTCGTAGAACGCTATGTTCGCTTCGGCGTTCCGCCTCGCGAACTTTAATATCCATTCATACTCTGTGTCATCATCTGTTTCAATCTTGTGTAATGGTATTAGTTTATACTCAATGCCCATTTCAATTAAACTTCTTGCCCACTGATACTTGTAAGTATTGTATTCAGCGTGGTTTGGATTTAATGGATTGTTCAGATGCTCTTGGCGTCTGCGTTCTACATCGTTGGTGTGACCAACATAAAAGACGATTGGTTCGTCATCGGCTTCAAAAGCCAACACATATAAAGTGCTTGTTGTCATAGTATTCCTTTCTAACTATACTATTATTTATCCTTGTATTCAGATATTTGTGAATAAAAACAATAAAAAAACCCCGAAAACGGCAATAATCGGGGTTTAGTGTAGTAGCGTATTAGAAAGGGATATACATTAGAGGATAAACAAGATGAATGCCAACTTGTTTGCTACTACAATACTATTTAGTCAATGTCTTCAGTAAATCATTAAACTCACTGGCTGTTTCTACTTCTAAAACCAGTTCATATATCTCAGCACATTGTTCTGGGAACTTGCTTTGGAGTATCATAGCATACTCAGTATCGTCAGTTTTAAATGCTTGATAGAAATGTGTTAGAAGTTCGAGGTGCGTCATTGTTCAAATCCATAAATTCACTCCATATTGCTACGAGTTTATCTACCATTTCATAGTCATATTTGCCAACGATGTAAGTCATTTTGGCATCGTGTATTTCACTGCCTAAAGTGACCATACCATCTTTAGGTTCAAGATAGACCAAGAGATGATCATTGTCCAAGTAAATCTTGCCGTTATCTATTTCTATGCTGGGGCAAAAGTCAGCAAACCAACGAGTTAGATCTTGTTTGTTCATACTAATACTTATGCCAGCCTGCCAAATCACAGCACATAACTGCGTTGTTTTTTGATTTTTGGTGCTCTGGTATGTTGCCAATGTGCCTTTGGATTTACTCTTGCCAACCACAGATCATACTCTGCTTGTTGTTCTTCAGGCACATACAACACGGTGACCCAAGCGTCTTTACTTCGGTCTTTGTAAATGACTTGATCTTCTATACCAACACATTCAACTGGTCTGTCAGTGACTACTGCTCTGTTATAGTTGTCAGGTTCAGGCACGGTATATGGTGTATCTCCGTGTAGTTTGTTCCAGCCTATTTGTTTAGCAATAGGTATTCTGGGATCAATGTATTCTCTTCGGGGTGCCTGCGTATTGTAGCACCAACTCATTGCTCTGTTTGCCATACACTTATTTAAGATAAATCGCTACAGCACTTATACTGGCAACTATTATAGTTCCCAGGGTGGCAATAATCTGAACATCCCTGCGACTATTGGCTTTCTCAATGGCAAGTTTAATCTCAAGAAAGTTTGATTGGAGTGTTTTACTAACATCACTGATTTTACCTTCAAGCGTAGTAAGTCTGGCTTCGACATTATCCAACCTTTCTTCAAGATTTTTATAGCGTAGTTCGCATAGTTGTATATGACCTTTCAAGGTCGTTTCTTTAAACTGATCTGTCATTCCATTACCCCAAAGAATGCTTCTGCTTCTTCAAGCGTATCAAACCAATACCATCCATCAATGGGATATGTATGTTGATCTTTAGTTTCTGCTCGTAGTTCATAGTCCGCACTTATTACAAAGTTAGGTCCTTCAAGCAAATATTTGTTGTCTTCGTATTTGTAAAAACTCATCCTGTCACCGTCCATCCTTTGGCTGTAGCAATCGATGGGTTATCTGTAGCAGTTCCCCAGTTGCCTGTCACCGTTATTGTTTTACCAGCACCTGTGGCACTGAGATTAGTATATACTTCATCCAAGGCTGTTCCGCTCAAGTTATTACTGGCTATACTAAATGAAGCGTTCATACCTGTAGCCCTAAATCTACTTAAACTTCCAATATTATTAAACGCAGCCGTGTAAGTAGTTGCCGCACTGAGATTCCAGGCTGGGATTTCTTCTAAACAATAACAACCTAAACACATACTACCTACATTGGTTATAGTAGTTGTATCAAATGTTGGTAATGAAGTCAAACTATAGCAGTTAGCAAATATAGAAGAAATATCAGTTGGTCCAGCAAAATCATAAAGTGGCACACTTGTTAAACTATAGCAGTTGTTAAACATTGTGCCTATTGATGTTGCTGATGAAGTATTCATTGCTGGTGCCGTAGTTAAACTATAGCAGTTTTGGAACATATTAGCAAAACTCGTGCCGCTATTAGTATTAGTAGTTGTCACTCCAGAATCAAATGATTGTAAACTTGAGCAGTTTAAGAACATACTTGAGTAAGTAGTCACACTTGTAGTCACAAATGGATTAAACACTTTCATAGAGTAGCAGTTTTGGAACATTGAACCAATGTTAGTTAAACTGGCACTTGTGATTATTACTGGACTTTCGATCATACTAAAACAACTGGCAAAAGCACTTGAAGCGTTAGTGACATTTGTCCAACTAAAACTTGGAAATGTTCTAACACCAGCACAATTCGAAAATATAGAAGTAGCACTAACTAACGCTAACCATTTCATATCAGGTATTGTAGTAAGATTTTGACAACTGGCAAAAGCACTTGTAGCAGTAGTCACGGTAGAAAAATTATATGCTGGAATACTTTTTAATTTAGCACATCCACTAAACATACTACTTATATCTGTAAGACTGGCTGAAGTTGTTATAAAAGGAGCAACTTCTAAACTTTGACAACCACTAAAGATACTGGTCATAGTTGTAGTAGAAGCAAAATAAGTATGAAAATCACTGGGAAAATATTTTAAGTTAAAGCAGTTGATAAACATAGAGTTTGTTGCTGCCGCATTGAATCCAGATAAACTTGGGCACATTACTAAACTGCTACATCCACTAAACATACTATTTGCTTGACCTGTTGTAGTTTTAACAAAGCCATTGACCGTGATAAGATTTACACAACCAAAAAATAAAAAAGCCGCACCTGTAAAAGTCACGGTAGAACCCAAATCTACTTGACGCAAGTTTAACATATTAGCAAAACCATTGGTGATACTTAAACCAGCACTGACTTTTTGAATGTAAATATGTTCTAATAACGGAAATCTAACTTGAGTGCTTGCTACACTGGTGCTTGTCGCAAAACTGAAAGTAGAGCAGTTTGGTGTTATGATCTGTAGATCTAACATATTTTGAGGAAAACCTGCGGTTGTAAAACCTGTGGGTCTTGTGGTAAAATTCACGCCAGTAATAGTTCCTGATGTTGTAATAACAATCATACCCTGTTTATAAACTTCACTGGTAGTAGTTAAAGCAGGATCGCTAAAACTATATTGGTGACTGGCTAACGCATTACTGGCGTAAGTGTTTGAAGTGCCATCACCCCAATCCACTGATGTTGTGCCTGTGCCTGTAATAGTAAAACTTACATAGTTGCTGGCATTGTCAAAAACAGCATACAATATATTGATTTGTGTTGCTGTATCTGGTAAAACAGGCATAGCCAGCCAGTTGGCATTTCTGGTCCAAGTAGGCAGGTCAAGATACTCTGCTTGCCATTCTTTAGCCGCTGTTGTTCTTACTGCTTGTGTGCCGAAACTCATTATGCGATTTCACTTCCAAATAGGTTAAATGATACCGTAGCCGTGCCAGCCAAAACACTGACTACATCAGTAGTTTCTAATGCTATGCCCAATGTTAAAAACATTGTATCATTACTATTTACGGTGTTGTCATAAACAATATAATGTTTGGCATTGATAGCCGCACCTGCTGGACGAACGGCTACCCTGACCGTAGTTGTCACGCCTTGATTACATATTGTCAATGTGCTGCCAACTGCTTGAGTTGCCGCTGGCACCGTGTATAGTGTTGTTAGTGTTGATGCCGCTGGGATGACTTGTCCCAATACTTTGTATGTTGCTGCCATATTACATTCCGCCTAATAAAAATGATGGGGTGAAGTCTGTCGTAGAACTTCCGCCGCTTGGTGTTTGCCAAGTAATAACGCCTGAACCATTCGTGGTAGGCACCTGTCCGTTTGTTCCGTCTGCCGCTGGAAACTTATAGTTAGGAAAGTCAGTAGTTAAATCATCGTTAAACTTCCATAAGTTTGTTGTGCCATTTATACCAATGTTCAGGCTGTCATCAGCATTATCAAGGTATATATAGGCACCGTGTCCAATACCGCCATTGACGGTAAAACCATTAGTAGGACCAATGCCATCACCAACTGCGATATTTGGTGAGTTTAATGTCACACTAACACCTACACCAGTAGAAAACGCACCAGCACCATTTACAACACTTACACCAGCAAACTGAACTGAATCAGTAGTGTTTAAACTTTGATCAAATGGGTTAGCACCCGCAGCCCAACTCATATTACCACTGGTATCACTGACCAATGCCCAACCACTTGTGCCTGGATAAGCATCAGGTAAAATATAAGCCTGAGTGCCAGCAACAGCAGGAGCAGTCATAGTAATACTACCGCTTGTGCTGCCGTTCCATTGTATGCTTGTATCTGTAGTGACTTTGTTAAATGACACATTGTCGGTTGTGTTTAAGTCTTGATCAAATATGTTCTGTGTATCTTGTGCTGTCCATAGTTGAGTAGCCGCAACATAAGTCAATACCTGATTGTTAGTTGGTGGATTAGTGATTAAATCCACATCGTGAATCTCTGCTAACTCATAACCGTTTTGAACTCTAACAAAAATCTCACCTGCTGATACATTAGATTTAACAACAACACCAATATATACCAAGTGCTCTGGAGCATATGGTTTTACATTAGTGACACTACCTGGAGTGCTGCCAAGATAAAGAGCATCACCTTCAGCAAATGCCAAAGTATTTACGCCTGTGATAAGACCTTGTGTAATAACCAGACCTTGAGCACCATTATTGATGCTTGCGTCATAGACCAAGCCCAATGATTTAGCACTGGTAGCGTCACCACTATTGTCAGCAAGTTTAACCGTGGGATTATTGCCAGTAGCACCGAATAGATATACTACTTGTCCGATAGTAATAGTAGAACCTTCTTGGTTTCTTACTTCTGCGAATACTTGTTGAACATCTGTAGGTGTAATACCAGAAGAACTAATGTTGATAGTATTAGCATCTACTTGAGCAACCGTGATGTTAGTGCCACTTTGGAATGTCACCGTATCAGTAGTAGAATCACTGCCAACCAAGTTTAAGTTAGCACCACCAGTTGTCGCTGAAGCGTTTTGTGTATAAGTTGTATTAGTATCTGTGCTTGATACGGTAATAGTATTAGCATCTGTTCTTGTCACGGTAGTAGCACCACTGCCCAAATAAGCAACGGTATCAGTAGTAGAATCACTACCTACAAGATTTAGATTGGCACCGCCAGTTGTTGCTGTAGCATCAACGGTATATGTGGTTCCAGGGCTTGTGTTAGCAAATGTAATAGTATTAGCATCCGTTCTAACAATACTCATTCCAGTGCCTTCAGCAAACTTGATAGTGTCTGTTGTGCTGTCACTACCAACAAGGTTAAAGTCGGCACCGCCAGTTGTTGCTGTAGCATCAATGGTGTAAGTTGTATTAGTGTCTGGATTGGCTACCCAACTCATCGTGCCGCCTGTAGTAGAACTTAAAACATAACCATTTACACCAGGATACGCATCAGGTAAAACATATGCCTGTGTGCCTGCTATAGCAGGACTGGATAAAGTCACCGTGCCACTGGTAGAACCATTTAATGTAAGATCACCACCTTGAATAGTTAAATCACCGTATGTGCTGACATTCTGTCCAGACAACTCAAGGGCAGTATTAGTGCTTGAATAGATAGTATTACCGCTAACACGCATATCACCGCCAACGGTTAAAAAGTCTGCGATAGTAGCATCGTTATTACTTACCGTGATCGCAGTGACACCAGCACTGGACTTGATAGTGCCCGCAGTTAGTTGTATGCTGTTGAAAGTTGGATCGGCTGTAGTAGCAACATCTTGACCAATATTGATGCTAACTTCTGTAGGACTTACATAAGTGTTAGTCACGCCTGTGCCGTTAGTTAGTTTAATGGTATTAGTTGTAGAGTCGCTGCCAGTTAGTGTAAGGTTAGAACCACCAGTAGTAGAACTTGCTGTATAAGTGTAAGTTGTATTTGTATCAGTGCCATCAATAGTAATAGTATTAGCATCTGTTCTACTAACCGTAATGTTAGTTCCACTGGCGAATTTAATGGTATCAGTAGTGCTATCGCTGCCTACAAGATTGAAGTTTGCTCCGCCAGTAGTTGTCGAAGCATCAATAGTATAAGTTGCTCCACCTGATGCTGGTGCCCACGACATATTACCGCTGGTGTCGCTGACTAACGCATATCCAGTGACTGCTGGTAATGCTGTTGGTAAGGTATATGATAGATCACTGCCAGTAGCAGAGTTGTTTAGACTCGTGCTGCCACTGGTTGCCCCACCGATTGTAAGTCCGTTGCGGACTCTAAAGTTTTTTGTTGTCATAGGTTCAGTTTCCCCTGTTCTATTATTTAGTCGCCAAGGCTATGTCGCATAACCGTGATATCAGTGCTGTTTGTAGATAATGGTGAAGCATAAAGAACCAAACTTGTTCCGTTATCTGTGACCGTAAAAGTAGCCAATGGTGCGTCACTGAATATTTCACCATAGATAGTAATGTAAGCAGCCGCAGTAGAAGTTTTTCTTATAGCCAAATACTCTACGGCGTGTATAGCACCTGTGACATCATCAGTGACCGTGACAAACCCTTTCATCGCTTTTCTGGTTGTGCTCATAATCTGATAAGGCGTTGTCTGCGTAATATTATTATAGTTGCCTGTGGCTTGTGTAGTAGTTCCATTTTGAGTTAGTAAAGCCTCTACACCAACATTCCAAGTATTACCTTGAACACCTAAAATAATCTCTCCGCCACCTGCTAATGTGCCATCACCAGCACCACCAATATTGATAGTAGTAGCAGTATTAGTAAAAATATTAGCAGTTGTAGAAGTTGTAGTTATATCACCGCCATTGACAGCAACATCTCCGCTGAATTTGCCATTACCCGCAACATCTAAAACTTCTGTTGGAGTATTAGTGCCAACACCAAGATTGCCAAGGTTAAACCATTGGTTAGTAGGATCAAACTGAAGTCTATTAGGACCTGGAGCAGGATTCGTGCCGTAAGTTAAACTCAATAAATCATCACCGTCATTCATTGTCCATAATGCCGTGCGTTCTCCAGTAGTCATAGCAAACTGAGTAATACCGTCTTGACCCTGATCAATATGAAGTTCGTAATCTGGAGCAGTATTATTGATTCCAACTCTGTTATTAGTAGCATCTACAAATAAAACTCCGCTATCAACGCTTATACCTTTAGATATTTCGAACTGACTATCAGCATAGTTATATAATATTTCGGCAGTGGCATTAAAACGCATAGCACTATCAACGGCACTATTGTCGCTGTTTAAGTTTAGATAATCGCCTTTGATATTGACGATACCATCCATTTCTATTGTTCCGCTGGCACTATCTAATAATAAATCACCAGTAGTTGTAGAGATAGTATTATCTGTATCAACAGCAATAGTAATATTGCCAAATGTGCTGCCACCACCACCAGGTAGTGCCCAAGATAAATTACCACTGCCATCGTTAGTTAAAACGGTGAAAGCACCACCAGCAGAACCTGGTAATGTATATGTTAGTGTTGAACCTGTAGCAGGAGCATTAAAAGTAGAACTACCGCTGGTGCTACCACTCACGGTTATACCGCCTTCTAATGTTAAATTTCCGCTACTATCTAATATTGCTTTGTTATCATAAACAGCACCATTTTTCATTAGTCCAAAACGCATACTAAAATCTTCACTACCAGGAGTATTGTCGTCCATTCTTACGCTGATATAGCCAGAATTTAGATTACCGCTGGAAGTGGATTCGGTTTGAAAATCTAATGCTGTAGCAAATCCGACATTAGTAGTGCCTGAACTTTGTGCTACTAATAATACTGGTGCTACTTTTGAGTTGGTAGTAGCCGCAGTTTGAGTAATGTATATGTTATCGTCTAATCGCCATTGTGTTCCGTTCCAACGCAGAGTCGAAGTGCCAGCACTATATTTTGCTGTGATAACACTATCACTGGCACCAGCATCATTGTTTAATGTAATGTTGCCGTTTAATAATAAGTTCTCAAAAGTAGGGCTGGCAGAAGTAGCCACATCTTGTCCAATAGATGTAGTAATAGTATTAGCATCTGTTCTAACAATGGTGACACCTGTGCCACTGGCAAACTTTACACTATCAGTTGTAGCATCGCTGCCAACTAAAGTAAGGTTAGCACCACCAGTTGTAGTGTCTGCTTGTATAGAGTAGTTAGTGTCTAAACTTTGAACATCAGCCCAGTATAATATGCCATTACCATCAGTAGCCAATATTTGATCTGCTGTGCCATCGGCTAATGGGAATAAGTAATTACCCGTAGATAACTGGTTTTGTATTGTGGTCACACCTGTGTCACCACCAATGCTTATTGCTGTGGCACTATTACCAAAGTTTATAGTTGTTGCGTTGGCAGGCAATAAACTAAAAGCACTACAATCAGTTAAAATGGCACAGCCATTGACGGTCAGTGTGCCGCTGATAATAACATTGTCACCACTGGGAACATAATTATTATTACCACTATATAAAGTAGTATAGTTGCTACTTGACACCGTTCCGCTCGGTGGTGTAGATCCGTATAATGAACTATTGTCTGCCATTGTATTTCCTTATTTGTAAGCGAAGTTTCTGTATTGGCGAGGTTGCCATACTGAAGTTAGTTTGGTGTGTCCGCCACTCCACTTACCTAAATTGTTTTGATCTTCTACGATGTTATAAGCATTGTCGAACTTTGCCGCATACACTTGAGCGTCCTCAGCGTTATGACGCTTGATGTAGTATTCACGCAAAGTAGCATAAACATAGCCTTCAGCCCAAGTCTGTAGAACAGGATTAGTTTGAACGGTTAAATCTGTGACTTTAATATTAGTTATCGTGCCACCTGCTGGGCTTGTTCCGCCAGTCACTGAAACTCTAATACTTGTGCTGGTTAAAAGTTCTGTGACAATAGCAGTAGTAAAGCCTGTGCCTAAACTACCTGTTCCAGATGTAGCAGTAATATGATCACCGACATTTAATCCATTGATATCAGTCATACCAACAATGTCAATAATCCAAGGACCTGTGCCTGAAACTGGATTTACACTACCAGTAGCACTGATTAGTTGATCTTCTACAGGACTGAATAGCAACTGCCAAGCACGATAGTAATACATATTGATTAAATCACCTTCGGCAACATAAGGCAAGAATTGATACTTGTCTGCTACTTCACTGAATTTACCACGAATAACACTGGGAACATTCACTGGTTGTAAGTATAACTGAGCAATCATACCTTGTGTGATAATATCTCTGTCACCAATACGGTCATAGACAATCCAAGGACCTGTTTGGCTGCTTTGTCCGTTAGAAGCAAATACGATGGTGCCACTAACAGCACCAGTATTAGCCAAACTTAAAGTGACTATACTGCCACTACCACCACCGCCTGATATGTTATTGATAACTGCGTTGGCAGCAATACCAGTTCCTGACACAACCATACCATTTGCTATTTGTTGTGCTGGTGTAGAAGTTAGAGTAATAGTGTATTGACCACTTGTGCCTGTGGCAGTAGCATCAGTAGTGACTTGTGTGCCTTGCTTAAAGAATAAGATAGGTTTGTTCATATCACCAGGAATAGGTATTCTGCCATTAGCATCAGCGATACCAATGTTTTCAATGGCATATGGATCACAGCGTAGTGCTGGTAATTCAATGTTTCTCATTGACATCTCTGCCATAAAAATACATTTCTTTATCTCAGCATCATTGGTAGAACCAGTAAAGTCTTTGATGAATGTGACAAGGTCGTCAGCGGTTGGGATTACAAACATTATTAGTGTCCTCTAAAGTATTTTTGTTCGCCTTTTTTCGTAGGATAAGGCACATCTATTGGAATAGGTAATTTACCACCTGGGTAGCAAACATATTCTGGGTATTCTCGCTCAACAACTCTATAAAACTGGGCTTTGAGTGTTCTGTCATTTTTAATGGCATTCCAAGGGATACCATCAAAGTATTGATCACTAATACGGATACTGATAACTGACGGTAATTCCATCCATTTATAGGTTAGTTTGCCATCTTCACCAATAGGTGCCATAGGATCAGGTATGCCTTTTTCGGCAGCGTGTCTATAATTCTTTACTCGTAGTTTAATCTCGTCAGTGTTCTGCTGTTCTCGTTTGATGTAAAACTTACCATCTTCTCTGCCAGTAGTGACAATGATATTACCACTCTTGTTAGTATCAGTTCTTTTCCAATCACCTTTCATACTATTATACAAGTCATTATTTTTAGATAGCAATCTATCAGCAACACCGTTGTGGCTGGTAATCATACCACCGTGGTCTTGTCTCCAGTAATCGTGATTTTTTTCTGGGTCTTTATCGTCCAGATATTCGGGTTGATTTAAGTCGTTCATAGTATTATTTAGCCAAACAAAAGGGCAACCGAAGTTGCCCTTGTCACTTATAATCTTATAAAGATTTAAGCAGTGACATCGCCAGGACCGAAGTTCGTGCGGCTTACCAACTCGGCTGGGCGAGCACTTGGCAATGAACTGCTTGTGCCTGCTGTGATGTTGTTTAGAACACCAACACCTGCTGGGTTGCGAACGATCAAAGTTCCTTCCATAATGAATTGATCCAATGATGCGTCGGCATTACTGAAAACTTCATTATTTGGTCCAAGATCACGCAATGAACCCCACTGGAGAACATCCTCGTTTAGGAAGTAGATGCTGTTAGCATTTACCGTATCCATAATCCAAGAATCAAAGATCTCGTATGTGTAGTTGAAGTCACCTTCGTAAGTCTGTATCGTGTCGCCACGCTCAGAATTTACACGGTTGATACCTCTTGACTGAGGCATATTGTCGCTCAATGAAGTGCGTAGGCTTGTTGGAGCAACAACCGTGCGGATTTTAGCGTTATAACGCTGTTCAGCAACCGTGACTAACTGCTTGTATAACGCTGGGCTAAACAATTGGTTAGTGAAAGTTCCGCCATAGTAGTAATTACCATTAGCATAAATGCGTAGAGCATTGCTGATTTGTGTAGAACTATCTGTATCTTCGTTGTTATAGAATGTATCTAAACCACTTTGTGTTCCAGAAGTTGTGTTGAAAGACATAGTGCCTGCGAATGAGTTTAAAGAACCCATACGACGACCTGTCTGACCACTTGGCAAACCACTTGCTGTGCCAGATTGACCAGCATACTTCGTTCCGATTTGGTCAGCACGAACTAATTGTTGTTCCACATCGAACATCAACTCAATCAATTGTTTTACCTCTTGATATTGTTGAGGATCGCCACCACTTTGTAGAACGGCACGAGCAGTTCCAGAAGCGGCAATAACCGTTGAGAAGATTTGTGTGTAGTTGCCCAAGTTATAGCGTTGATTGCTCTCTGCTTGACTTGTAGATACAGCGGCACCTTCTACTTGTGCTTGAACTTGTGGAGCACGATAGATGTCATCAGTCCATAGTGGCAAAGTAGAATTTACTTTACGCTTTTTGGACATAGCCATATTTAAAACTGGTGTGTCGTCCTTGACACGATTAGACACATCAAGGTCTAAATCTTTAACAACGATATCAGCACTATAAGGTAGTGTTGTGCCATTGCCAATTTGGGATGTTGTAATTTCTGCCATTTTATTTTCCTTTAATAATGGTATTATCTTCCACTTCTACTTGCTCGAATTCTACTGAGTTGAGCAACTAAAAGGTTGTCGGCGGCTTTCTTGTCGCCTTTATTGGCTTGCTCACGAAGTTTGCTTATGTCATCGCCCTGATTCTTATTAGTTGTAGAACCTTTGCGTTGAGTTAGGGCTGCCATACTTGAACCTGCTGATTTTGTCGTTGGTTTATCTCTGTAGCGAAGACCGTCACGGACTAAACTCAAAAGAGCCTCATCACTGCTGATTAGGTCAATATTAGGAACACCTGGAATGATCTCGTCTTTAGCATTCTTCCAAAGTTTGCTAACCTTATCACGAACCTCATTATAGACATATTCGTTTCTCAACTCTTTGTCTGTAAATCCTTTTCGTGCCGCATCTAATCGCTCGCTTACTTGCTGTGCTCTGACTTGTCTGAACTGATCTACAGCAGGTTTTAACTGACTTATGGTCTGTTGTTGCTGTTGAATCCATCGCTCATTCTGTGCCATACTTGCTTGTATTCTTGCTCTTGTTGCGGGATCATTTGTTCTGCTCAATTGTTGCTCGAATGTGATGTTAAAATTCTGTGTTTTTAGAATCTCATCATATGCTTGCTGTAATTTAGGCTGAACGGTAAATTCCATTGCTAAAGTTAAACCTTCTTGTCTGGCTTGTGTCTCTTGGAGATACTCGTCAAACTCTGCTCGTTCTATCTTTAACTGCCTTGCTTCTTCGTGTATTGCTGAACCCTGTCCTAAAATGGCTGCGGCTTTCTTGGCATCAATAACTACTTCTTTACCGTTCTTCATAAACTTGAACTTGGCGTTCGGGTTAGTTTCTGCGAATTCGATAAAATCAATAAGTTCGTCTGCCGAAGAATCATTACTATCAGTGCTTACCTCTTCAGGGGCATCTGCTTCTTGATTGTCGCTTGCTTCTTCTGGAGCAAAGATATCATCAACTTCTGGCATAGCATCACTGCTATCGTTTGCCACAGGGCTTGATGGCTGTTCTGCCTCTCCATCTACTCCTGTCGCAGTTGGTTTAGTAGCACCAATTTGATTACGCAAAGTGCTTTCACGCATCGCGGTCATTTTAGCGGCTATTGAGTCTAAACTCGGGACTGCTTGTGATTCAGTGACCGCACCCACTGGGGTGTTAGGACTAATCGTATCTGTCATTTATTTTTCCTTTAATTAGTATCGGGCGACTCAGTGTTGCTTACGATACGACTTTTCAAATATGCTGCCCGTTTAAGGCTGCTTACGAAACTATCAATGCCTACAAGTTGATTACTTAAAGCAACTCTTTCAGCATCATCGTTTGGAGTGTGACCCCTCATATTACACAAAGCGTCAGTCACTTCAAACTTATAATGGTGTATGAACATAGCCAGGTCCTTGTTCTTTAACAAGTTCTCTGCCTGTGATCCATAATGTCGAACTCTGTCCAGTTGTTCTGGCTTCAAGTTCTTTATACTGCTCAAATCTACATTCAATCGGGAGTTATAAAACTCCACCGTATTATCGTTTATCATAACTTTATTTAGTCATTTTAACTATATACTTTTGGAGTTCCCTGTGCTAATGCCATATAATCTAATTGGCTTTCTGCGTCAGTGCCTTCCATTTCTGCTTTGATCTGCTGAGTTTTCATATCATCCAATGCCGCACTTGACAAGCGTTTCTTATCTTCTGGGCTTGGTTCTCTGTTCTTGCTTGCTTCAGCACCTGCGGCAATCATAGCCTGGACTTCTTCATCACTTGGCAAATAAGTATCGCAGTCTTTGACACCTAAAACATAAAGAGTGTCCGCAAAAGGCTTCTTGACCTTTTTATACACTTCTGGAGTTAGAGTGCCACTGGTCACCATTTGCTGTGTTGTAGCATACAAGTCTGCTTGACATTTCTGAATGATTTGTAATCTACCCAAAGCATTTTCTTCACTCATCATACCTAAAGCAAGTTCAGTGTGAATTTCTTTACGCTCACAGAAGTTCATATCATCCCAAGCCAAATAGTCAAGGAATTCTGCTTTCTTATCAGGATGGAATGTTGATGCTAACTTTTTAACACCATAATCATCACCATATTGTATTAGTGTTCTCCATACTAACCAAATGGCTTCTTTCAAACCTTCAGCACTATTACGGACAATATTGTCCTGAATAATCTGGTTAGGCGACAATGCCATTTGTAGTTTAATACCACTATTACCTGGAGCCATAACTTCAGGGTTAAACACATCTGTAGGTTGTGTCATACCAACTAATGCCATTGTATCTTGTTTGATACGCTCCATAGCAGTTTCCAAGAACTGAAGATTGCCACTTGGTGGTGGGATTTGGTAAATGTCTTTTGCTGGGTCAAACTTGCTGTCAAGAATAAAGATAGCACTTTCGCCATCTTGTAGCATTTCAAAGTCAAGTCTATCAGGTTTAACACCTATTCTTGGAGTAGCAGTTAGTAAGCCCAACTGAATCTCTGCTCTGGCTGCTGATGTATTATATTCTTGAGCAGGAACAACCGACTCCGCCACGCTCATCCCATAAAAATTACCAGGTAGAGGACGAGGGCACATATTAGCCACAGGAATAAACTCAACTTCTCTGGCACTGATAATGTATGAACCTGAGTATATAATCTCTACAAGTTCTAACTCACCATCACCGTCAATGTCAAATCTGTTCCAAGCAGTGACAATACTAACAATACGGCTGTCTTGGTCTTGTGATGAACTACTGCTTACAGGCAAGCCCATAACAGGCACTGAATCTCTGGCGTGAATAGCCAAGTTGTTTAATACACTACCCGCTTGATACGCACCGCTTTGGTTGTATTCTGCGTGTGTGCGGAATTGTTCTAAATTGATATCTGGGTATAATTCCAAGGCTTCCTGTATGGTCATTGGGTCGTAGAAGCCACAGAATGGTTGATCTTTAATCTCAGGCACCGTTGGGTCGCATAACCAGTAGTGTTGTGCGATAGGGTGGAATTTAATATTGATACTATAGCCAGTTAGTTTATACTTGGCTTTGTATATAGTGTTTCTTGCTACAGCATCATCTAATACTGATTTCTCAGCATCAACGCTAATGGTTTGTAAATCTTCTTCTACCATTAAATCTTCGCCTTCGGCAAAGCCAGCCATAGCACTTTCTAAATGGTCTTTACCCATTTGTGCTCGTTCAGGTCCAAGATTTTGTTGGATTTCTGCCATAGCCTTTTCCATATCAATACTGACTTGTCGTTTGCTTTGGCGTAGTGCTGTCAAACCACTTTCAGCGGCTTGTTGTTCAAATGCTCGTAATTGGTCATTAGTTCCAGTTGTCTCAACATAACGGACGATTTGTTCCCTGATAGGTTTAATCATCATCATACCGTTCTTGTGTAAGTTAGCATCCATAATCCAACGCTCTAAAATAAAGTGTGGATCGTTCATTTGATTGACAACTTTACTGACCATATCAGTGGCTTGTCTGGCTGCTATTTCATCATCTTCTCCATCGGCTACGAACTCAAAGTTGATTTCGCCACCAGGCATTAAACCTTTAGCGATAACGGCTGTGGCGTAATCTACAACAGGCTTTACGGTTGGGTGGATATAGTCAATACCATTTACTGGTGCTGTAGAGTTAGTCACAGCCAAACATAGATAGTGATAGTCGGCACTTCTATTCACAGCATTTTTAGTTGCCAAATAGCGTAAATAACTTGCCATCTTGACATCTAATAAGTTCTTCAAACGCACGAAGTTGGCGTTTTGTTTTCTGTTCTTATTGATGTCTTCAAGAACGGTGTTTTTTATGTCTAACATATTGGGTAATTACCTTTAGTTTATTCTATTATTTAGCGTTTTCTTTAGGCATTGGCTGAACAGGCTTTTCTTCTTTGGGGTCTTTTTTCCCAAAGACAGCGTCCCAATTGTCCCTGATTTTTGCTGTGTCTTCGCGTCTGCGATTACTTCCTTTTCCCATATGATTCTCCTAAATCTAATGCTGTTCGTATTCTGTCCAGTTCTTCTGGACTTACCATAAAAAAGAATTCTCTCCAACCTAATTCTGGAATATACTTTTTAATCTTTAATACATATTGATCGTTGCTATGTTTTCTCAATGACAAGTCTAACTTGTAATCTTCTCTGTTTATAATGTTTGCCGCAGGCGTTTGTCCTGGGGCGGCTGTGACTGGTAGTTTCATTTTTTATCCTCTAATAATGCTATAGCAAGTTTTCCGTGCTTTACTATATAAGCCTCTAAATGAGGCTTTAGTCTTTTAGCAACACGATCATATGTGCTACTAACCAAATGCTCACTGACTACTTTATACGCAGGGTTTAATCTGTAATCATTGATAGTTTTATAACCTTGTTCGTCATCGTGTTCGTAATAGTTCAGGTATATAAATTCTGTGGGTAATATTTTAATTTTACCATCTTTATATTCTGCTGTTTCTATACTGCTTTGCCAACGAGCATCTATCAATAAGTTATGTCTAAAACCAATAATAACACTGGTAATCAATAACTGCTCTAAAGTAGTAGTATTTAACTTGCCTGTATAAACGATATCTACATCCATAGTATTTTTGATATCAGTTAAACATCTGCCTGTTATGTATCCTTTATATTCACTGCGTTCAATGACTAATTTCATATCATCATACCAAGCAGATATGGCAGCAATAGTTGGTCTATTAAAACCTCTGTCTGTGGTATATGCTCCTCTGGTATATTTCATATTGGTTCCTTGTAATTTCTTTCTACTACTTTTTTATCTGTATATTTTTGATTGATGTAATCTAATCCGCAGAAATCTATGTATTGTTGTAAAGTTCGTTTAGTGCCTAATCCGTATATGCCAAGTTCTTTGCCAGTTGTAATACGATTACATCTGTTTTTACCAGCCGTGCTAAATTCGTGCCATTTAACAGCACTATTATGTTCTACCATTTTATCTGCCCAATGCTTACTGCGATATTTGCCAACATATTGATGATATACTGGCATTGTTGGAATGTGAAATAAATTGTAGCCGTGTGTCCATAAGCGTAATGCGTATGAGCATTCTTCTCCACTAAAATATAAATGCGGGTCATACGGAACACGCTCTACTAAATGACCTGGTCCAAACAAGCAACCACCAGCCACTAAAAATGCGTGGCAAGGTTCTTGTTTAGAATTATAAGTTCCGCGAATAGTAGCGTGTCGTTCTTTGTCATTCTTAAATGTGTGTTCTTCATTGACTGCTAACAACATACAATCTTTACTTGTCTGTCCTTTTTTCAGGTTAGTTAAATCACCGTCAATAATCTCAAACGGATATGGATAACTACTGATAACTGGATTAGCGTGATATTGTTCTAAATGTCTGGATTGTTCAATAAAATATTTGTCCCAATCTTTGTCAAAGATTGTATGACTATCTATTTGGAAATAGTAATCTTCTTCGTTGTATAAAGTCTGGCATAAATGTCTTGCCCAACAAGCACCTCTGGCAAGGTGTGGTTCTATCCTGACATACCTAATTTGTTTCTTAAACTCAAAGTAGTTAGGGTCAAATGTTTCTATGCCATAACTTTGATCTACAATACCAAACACCAGACTATCTTTGTAGTGTGCGTTTTCGTAGGCATCTTTGACGGTGTTTGCTAATAACGGATCTCTATAACTTGCTATACTAATAAAAATCTTCATTTCAATTCCTTATTCAGCCGAATATGTTTTCTTCCAACTCGGTTTGTTTGTGTCATCATATTTAACATATCTTTCACGCTGTGCGGCAAATCTCTGTTGTGGAGTTCTTCCATCCCAGGGTTCTGCGATGCCTTGTAGCACAGCCATAATAGCATAACGACAACTATCTATACAATCATCTGGATCACTGAATCTGCCTTTTTCATCAACGAAGTAGTTTTGTGCTTCATTTAAGAACTGAACGCAGTTCTCATTGATATACAATGTGCCTGTTTCAAACATCTGTCGCATTTGGTTGATACCATAACTTTTGTGGTTAGTCTGCTTGCCGTATTGATCTGGCGGATTCATAATAGCGTGTTCATAAACATTTAAGCCATATTGCTCAAACAATTCACGGATACTGCTACTACTCATAGTGTATCTGCCTTTGGTGCTTGCGTCTGCTGGTAATACGATAGGTGTGCCAAATACTTCAGGACGCAACAAGTGATTGACATACTGAGTAGGCACGGCTTCTTCTACACCTTGTATAACAATCTGTCGGTGTAAGTATGCCATCTTTTCTATTGGTTCCCAATACATTAAACTGATTACGGTTTTGTCATTTACTAAACCCAAGTCAAGTGCGATAACTCGTTGTATATTAGGCATCCTGTTAAAATCTACTTCACCAGTTTTGTAAGTCACTGCTGTCCAATCTGCCAACTGGAACACAGCACCTTTGCCCATCACAGGCTTACCTGCGATACGGGCTTCTCGTTCGTGTGGTAGATAATCTCGCTCAAGTTGTCGTCTGGTTTCTTTTAACAAGAATGGCTGACCCCAAGGATCATATTCAGGCACATCGTCCCAACTTACCCTGATATAGTTATAACCTTCTTCTTTGTTCCAGAACTTACTTACAAGACCGTTTAGTCCTTTAAGTGGCGTAAAAGAGCAAAGGATTTTACCCTGCGTAGTTGCTGTTCGAGTGACAATCTCACTAAAGAAATCATCAGGCGGTTGCTCATCGAAGACAGCCAAATTGAGTTTAAAACCTTGTAATTGACGAACCTCCTGAGTATAATTTGCGAAAAGCAAATAACTATTAGCCCCAGAAGTATGTTTAATCTCCACACCGATACAATTGGCACCGTCATTTCGCATAGTATCAACAATGATACAATCACGAGGAACAGCACCAGTTCCCAAGTTTTCAGTAATTTTAACATCTTGAGTTCCTAACAATTCGTTTTGTAGCACCAAGGCTACCTGTGACCAACCTTCGCCAGCCACCATACAAGTTATCGGACTTGTAAATCTATGTCCCTGCCACCAATCTGGATATCTGCCAGTTAAATGACAAGCAGTCTCAAAGCAAGTTGATACGGTTTTACCAATACGGTTAGCAGCCAATATGCCTCGTCTATCGTGTTCGCCTGTGGCAAAGAATCTGAGTTGGTGTTCAAACGGTCTAAAATACTTTAGACTATTAAACTTCATATCCTCTGCTACGGTAATAGCCAAGTCCATTAGTTGTGATTGTAATGAACCTGGTATATTTTTTAATGCGTCAATAGTAAGGTTGTGCTTATCCACGCTGTAGCGTAGTGCTCTTGCCATCAATACATCTTGTCCTAACATTAGTCTGCCTTTAGTTCTTGTCTAATTTGATGAACATAAAACATTGCCTGAGCAAGGCTTTCTATTTCATCACAACTTAAACTCCAAGTGTCAGGGTCGGATAAGTCTGTGGTTTCCAATTTAGTTAAACCTATTTGTAATCGTTCTGTGATTAAACGAAGGATATGCTCAACCTGATTAGGATACTTGTCAGCAAATGCGATACGATGACTGGCATTTACCTTTTGTAAGATAAGCGTGTCATTATATCGGGCAGCGTCTTGTGCTGCCTTTATTTCGGATTCTCGGGCGGTCATTTTGACAAGTCCCAAGGATTATTACGAACTGAATCATCAAGACTGATAAACTCACGGTCGATCCATACTTCCCACTGATTAGACTTATTGACTTTAAATGTCATCATCATACCACGCAAGCGTTTGCCCATAGGTGTTAGTGTGCCATCTTCACGGACAATAGTTTGTTCGCCTGTGCGTGGATCTACCCATTTAATAATTTCTGGGCGTTCTCTGCCAAACTTGTCTATTTTACTGCCGCTGGGCTTTTGCTCAAGTGGTCCAAGAACTTCATAACTAATCATTCCGTTTTTGTATTTGCGGAACAACATATGACATTTTTTATCCATTGCTCTGGCTTCTGGATCAGGATGTGGAACAATAGGACTATAGAATATATTTTGAACTTGGCTACGGTCAGGTAAGTTAGAATCTCGTTCAGGAACTTCTTTTAGAGGTTCTTCAGGAATCATCTCTGCTTTGTCAATATAAGGGTTGCTGTCACCTACGAATTTAGGATCAATATCAACGCCATTTAATGCGTCCATTGCTACCTGATATTTTAATTTGTTTGCTCTACCCTTTAAGTTTAAAACGATGCCTGTTTCATCAAATACGAAACGCTCAAGTTCTTTGGCTGTAGGGAAGTCAGTCATTAGACCTTCTAAATCATATTCAGCGTTAGTGACTGCTTTAGGTGGTGTTGCTTTTTTTGCTGGTGTAGAACTAACTACTTTTTCTGGTGTGCCTTCGGGTTTGTCCCAAGGATTTTCTGTATTGCTTGTTATCATTTCTTTTCCTTTCATAACTATACAAAACAAGAGCAGTCTTGGACTGCTCTGTTATTTACTCTACAAAATTATTTTTTGTATTTTGCTGGTAGTTTGCTACCATCAGCAGTTGGGTTCTTTTTAGGACCTGTGTTGCTGTGTAAGCCTTCTAACGCTGGGTTAGTTTTAGGTTGAACACCTCTGCCACGCATTTCTAAAGCACTTGTCACCATATTGGCTAATGTTGCTTTTTCACTGCTGGATGTAGATTTAGCATCCATAAAAGCATTACGCTTTGTAGAATTGCCAGCGTTGCCAGTTTGAGGACCACGCTTTTGGTTGATTGGTTTGCTTTGTGGGTTAGACATTATGAGTTTCCTTTTAATGGACCACGACCATAGTTAAATGATTCTTTACCACGGTTAGGCATAGATGTTGTGCTACCATCACCTACTGCTTGACGCTTCTGTGGGTTTTTGCTGGCACTGGTCATTTCGTGCCCGCAACTTGGCATTGCTGTGCCACCACCTGTAGGACCACGACCTTTGTTGATCATAGCGTTAGGGTTTGTTTTTTCATAGTGATTGCCAGAGAACTTATTAGAACCTTTTGCTACACCGTTTTCCATCCAAGATAGAGTGTTGTCTTTCATTTGCTTTTTCCTTTTTTAGCAGTTTTGGCTGATTGCTTAAACGCTTTAGCCGTTGGAGCACCTGTAGTTCCAGGCTTACGCATTGACTCTCCAGAGCCAGATTTAATACGCTCACGCTTGGCGTGAATGTTAGCATATAGTCCAGGTTTAGTTGCCATAGTATTATTTAGTCGTATTGACACCAGTTAGTTTAGACAATGCTTCGGCAAATGCCTGTTGTTTGGCTGCTACTGCGTCGGCACTATCATTGACTTCTATTTTAGCCAATGAGTTCATAACTTTACTTAAAATAAGATTATGATATTTGATCACCGTAGCACTATCATTGTTGGCACGACTTTTTAAGAAGTCCTCAATTAAAAGTTCTTCGTAATCTCTGCCTTTTGCTTGGTTATAAACTTGCTCAAGCAAACCACCAATAGTGATAGCATCTTTACTGCCTTTAGGTCTTCCGCTTCCAGGACGATATCCACCGTGACTTTTTACATCAGGGTTGGATTTTGTAGCAATTTTCTTTTCTTTTGTCATACTATTATTTAGTCAGATTAAATATACAATCACTTGAAAGGATATGAAATGAACTCATACATATGGCGTCCAGCAACAGGACAAGATGTCACTGCTATTGTTGCCTTGGCTGAATCAAACTTCCAAACAGAGATAGATACTATCTTTACTCCCGAACCAATTACATATTCTCGTAATATTACATTGGCAATTATAAATCAATTCTATAAACCTACTACTGAACTCTTTAGTGTTGCTATAGAACCTACTGGTAATCTACTTGCTTACACTTGGGCTAAATCTAACGACTTTGCTCCTTGGTCAGACGATAAGATGGTTGGTGTGCGTATGGCTCACCTTGATCTACGCTTGTCCAGTAGAAACAGAATCCAATTATTAAAAGATATGATACAACTATGGGAAGGTTTCGCATTGTTGAGTCAAAGTCCAATAATCTGTTCTACTACTATGCGTAATGACCAACAGGCTTTTCTTAAACTACATCAACGGGCAGGTTATGATGTCCGTGGGTCATACGCTTACAAGCGTTTATTCTAATGTGCTACGCAACATCCATAAACTCTTATTCAAATCTAAAATCTGTTCTTGAGCGTAATTGCTGATTTCGTCGTGTTCTTCTTCTTCGGCAATTTCGTTTAATTCTTTAAAACAATCACAGAGTTGATCTAAATCAGCCATTACCATTTCAAGCAACTCATCAGCCGTGCCTTCAATAGCATCTGTAGGCAAATCTGAGTTGGATAATATCTCATAAAGATCATTAGGCATTGGTTCTTGTAAAGTGCGTAATAGTTCGCCAATCACATCAATCTGTGCTTGTCTGCGTTCATATACACCCTGAAGCAATTTGTGATCGCTTCTAAAGTTTCTGCCTGTGATGTTTGCGTGGGCAGCGTGGCTTCTGTAATATGCTACGAAGTTGTCATTAAAGACTTGGGTTAGTTGTTCTGCTGTTGTCATAATCTTATTTACCTTGTTTCTTCTTACCATCAGCGGCTTTTTTTAATAAGTCTGCGGCTTCTGCCTGTAAATCGCTGTATGATTTAGGACCTTGTAATACTTTACCAGTTTTAACATCAACTTGACGATAAATCTTTTTAGGCATATCTGGCACTAATTCTTTAACAGCATCAGGCATTCTTGTATAATCAGCATTATCAAGGATTTCGTGACGGATACCATTTTCAGTATGAGAACCTGTTGGTAAATCATCATACGATCCTTTTAATTTACCCATCATTACATTACTCATAAAATCGTTGGGTTCTCCAGCCATCATACTCATAGTGCCTGGAGGAGCATTTTTTCGTTTAGATTTAATCAACTCTAATATTTCATTAGTAGTCAATTTAGGAGTTTCTGCCACACCTTCAGGAGCAACTGGTCCTGATACAGGTGGAGTATCTACTTTAGGTTTAGATGGAGCAACTTTACCCGTTTTCATAAACTCGCTCATTCTTTTAACTCGTTCCATTGCCGCATCATCTACGGCTTTTAATTCTTCGGGTGTCATTGCGGCTCTTTCTTGTTCTATTCTTGTTTTTTGTGTTGGACCACGAGTAATTTTACCGTAAGCATCTGCTTCCTTAAATTGTCTATTGATTTCTGTTCTAATGGCTTTTCTGGCTTCACCGACAGGCATTTGTTTTAGGTCTTCAATACCCATCACTTTTGTCCAATCAATTTCAGGCATACCGTGAATTTTAGCGGTTTCGTTAAACAACTCTTTGTTTATAACTAATTGTTTATTTTTAGTTGTCACGCCAGCACCAGCGTCCATTTTCATAGCCGCACGAACTTGGAATCCATCAGCCGCATCAACGGCAGGTGTAGTAGGTTCAACTGCTGGGAACTTTTCTCTAACCAATCTATCCATTTCATCAGGCGTGACTTTACCTACCAATGCTTTACGCATTTCACCTGGAGTATTATATACAGGTTCGCGTTTAACTGGTGCTGGTTCTGGTGGCAATTCTGTAGGTTTTACAGGACCGACTAATTCTGGTGGTTGTGGTTTCGGCTTAAACGCTTCTACATTTTCACTACGCCACGCTTTGATTTCGTCATAAGCCATAGCATCTGCCATTTCACGAGTTAGTTTTTGACCTCGTTGTTGAGCATCTTTTAGTAAGTCTGCTGTTCTTGCGGCAACAGCCTTGTTAAATGTATCACCAAAGTTAGCACTACCTTGTTCAGCCTGTGCGTAATGTGTAGCAACATCAGGTAATGACCAAGTTTGTTTAGGTTGTGGTGCTGGCTTAGGCATAGATGGTGCCTTGGCTTGTGTTGTAGCCATAGCAGCCTGAGCCGCAGGCGTAGGAGCAGCCATACCACCTGGACTTATTGGTCCCGCAGCCTGAAAACCTCTGGGCATAGGTCCTGGTTGAACACCAGGCATAGGACGAACACCTGTTTGGTATTCGTTGAGTATTTTTGGCAACTCTGGAGTAAATCCTTTGTTGGCTAAACGCATATCTGCTAATGCTTGAGCACCAGCAAGACCACCTCGTAATGCTGTTAAAACTGGAACACCACCAGTAAAGAACATACTGCCAATGTCTGCGGCAGCAGTTATTGGATTACGGTAAGTTTCGCCTAATCTTTCGCCAAATGCTCTGGCACCTTGTCCAGCGTTAGGTATATTACCACCACTCAACATCATTGCGGCTTTGTCTAATCTACCTTCAGGTAATTCGCTGATAGGTCGTTGTTCAGGCATTTGCCCGTAGGGTAATTCGCCACGCTCAAACTTTGCGAACTCTTCAGGCGGTGTAAATGTAGGACCAATAGGATTTCTTTGACTTGGCACTTGATAACCACGGGGTGTTCTTCCAGGTCTGGCAATATAGCCTGTGCCTGTGCCTACAGCACCACTAACAACATCACCGACTGCTCCTGCGGCTTTAGGTATTGTTTGTAATCCTTTAACCGTTGGAAAAGGTGCCATAACTTCACCACCAAGTCTGGCAAGTTTAGCACTGGGAGCATCGCTCTTAAATGGCAACATCTCATTCCATTGTTCGCTGCCAAACGGAACTTGATAAGGACTTTGTTGTCCAGTAGCCGCACCATAAAGATTTCCTGGCAAGTTTAATACATCTGGAATAGCACCTAAAGTGCCAGTGACTACGCCTCTGGCAGTTTGTAAGGGCATATCTTTGGCTGCTTCTCTGTCTTGCTGACTTTCTGGACGACGACCTTGAGGACGATAAACACCAAAGGCAGCACCACCCGCACCTTCTACAGGTTTTTGTTGCTGACTTTGTGGGGCAGGACGAAGGCTACGAGCAGCCTCGTCAATGTCCTTTTCAGTAGGCTCACGCTCAAACTCTACTCGTTGTCCATTTACTTCATAGATATATGCCATTATTGGACCTTTTTATATTTGTTTCCGCTACTTGTAGTTCCAGGTTGTGCTTTATTTTCTTGTGCTGGGTTAGTTCCACCAAATGTCCAGTCGTTTTTACCTTCTTTGTCATACTTTTTAAGAATAAAGATCATACCTTGTAAAGCAGCCAAGCGTTCTGCCTGTGTCTTTTTAGGATTAGCAAAATCACCAGCGGCTTCAACATACAAGTTAGTATCTTTGTCACTTTGCGGACCTTCAAATCGTGGAATCATATACTTAAATGGATATGACATAGTATTCAATTGAGCGATTGCTTGAGCACCATTAGTGCCTACACCAAATAGTCGTGCTAATGTATCTACACCAGCACCAATACCACTGCCTGTAGATTTTTTAATTAAATCTGCCACAGGCTGGATTAAACCATAGTTTTCATCTGCGGCTTTTTGGTTAGTAATGTCTTGTGCCTGACCTTTACCTCTGGCTTCTGCTGGTGGTTTGCCTTCTGCCTCAGTAAGTGCTTTATTGATAGCAACATTAGCCTCACGCTGTGCCAAACTTCCGCCAGCCGCAGGTTGGGCAGTAGTTTTGCCACGGTTTCTGTCAATAATGGCTTGATTGTCAGCCAATTCTTTTTGTAATATGGCTTGACGCTGACTTTCGCTCTCTTTTGAGAATCCAGCAGGCTTTTGTTTCATTTCACGCTGTAATGATTCTACATTTCGTTGTGCTCTGGCTATTGTGGCTGCGTCATCACCGCCTTCAACAGGCAAGCGTTCTGCTACACTACCACTTGGGCTGTAGTTTCTAACCTGATTAAAGATTTCTGGGCTGTTAGCATTGATCTGTGCTTGTGTAGCACGGATTAAACTACCATCACCTGGATCAAGCACGAATGCTTTGTCCATAGCGGCTTTAGCACCAGCCGTAGATGGAGCAGTTTTAAAGTCAATCATTGCTTTATCCAATGCTTTCTGGAAACTTGATCCTACACTTTGTGGTTGTGGGGTTGCTGTGCCAGTATATGCTTGACCTTGTTTAGGTCCTGACATATATGTAAAGCCTGCTTGACCAGTTTGAGCATTTTGAGTTGGCATAACCAAATCTTGTCCAGTGCCTTCGGCATTTGGAACCGTGTGAATACCACCAGTAAAGCCTGTAGATTGACTACCAAACTTTTGAGCACCTGCTCGCAATTTGTTTAATGTAGTTTCAGTAGCAATCGTGCCTTCGTTGTCTTTGGCACGAATAATATTACCACTACTATCTTTTTCTACTTGCCAATTACTACCACCCAGCGTGACTTGCTCAAATGTAGTTTCTTTACCAAGTATTTTTGCTTGTTTTTGTTGTGCCAAAGCATCTAAACCCAAACGCTTGTATAATACAGCAGCCAAATAGTCAGTGACGGTGACTTCTTCTTTAGCCTTACCTTTTTCTGGTTTAATACTTTGTAAGATTTTGTTCTGTGCTTGAAGATCGCCAGTTTGTGCCTTTGCCATAATAGCATCAGCCTCATCTTTCATTGTTTGTTGCTTAAAACTTGACTTGATCTTTTCCGCAATCATATCACGACTTTCAGGATTTTTGTTAGCAACATCTAACAACTTATAAAAGTCTGTGCCAGCCTCATTAGCAGCCTGAATCCAAGGTGCGGGTGCGGGTGCTGTGACTACTGGTGTTGTAGGACGAGCCTGTGCCTGAGCACCAGCCTGTGCTAAACTTGCTCCAGGTGCCGCTGCCTGTGCTGGCATTTGAGGAGCACCCGCAACTTGAACAGCAGGACCAGGTTGTGGTAATTTTGCCATTACAGGTGCTTGTTGTGCTTGCTGTGGTGAAATCGCACCTTGAGCAGGCAAGTTGTCAGGCATACCAGGAATAGGCGTAGTCAATTTTGGCTCTGGGCGTTGTGCTTGTGCCATTGCTTGAGCAAATTGCTGGGCTTGTTGTTGTGCTTCTGGACTATTAGGTGCTACAGGACCCGACATCTGTGGCATACCAGCCATAGGTGCTTGTTGTTTTTGTTCTTGTGCTTGTCCAGCAGGAATCTGTGTTTTTACAACTTGTTCTTGACTGCCATCACCATAAGTTTTAACGGTTTGTGTTTTAACTTCTGTATTGGCTGCTTCATCGGCTTGTTCTTGGCGTTGATCGTTGATCATACGCTGTTGTAATGCTTCGGCAGGATTCATTATGGCATTACCAACATTGCTGACTCTGTCCATAGCCTGATCAAATCTATTACCTACAGCCGTGCCAACTCTATCCATAAAACTTGGATTTACAGGACCAACAGGATTAGCATATGCTTCCTCGTCCATTCGTTGAGCAATGGCTTCGCGTCTTTTGCGTTCTTCTTCTTCGTCTAATGGGTTCATATCATATAGTGCCATTATATATCCTTAAATCTTAAAGCCAAGGTTGCTACCACTGCTTGAAGTAGAACTTCCAGTAGGTCCAAGGTTATAACTGGCTGCTGGAGTGCCAAATATCACTGAAGCATATTGATTGTATAATTGTTGTGGTGTCATAGCAGCCTGAGTTGCTGTGCCTGCGGCACCAACGGCTTGTCCAATATTACCACTACCAATTTGTGCTAATTGTCCAGCCACACCTGCTCGTTGAGTAGCAATATCTCGTTGGACATCTGCGGCAGTTTTAGCCATCATATTAGCATTTGTTCCAGCAGTTTGTCGTTCAGCAAGTGCTTGTCTGGCACTACCTAAATTACCAGTGCCACCAAATTGTGCTCGTTGATCGGCGATGTTCTTTTCATAGGCTGCTTGTGCGGGAGCCAAAGCACTTTGAATTTGGTTGGCTTCATAATCAGGATTGAATAAACTTTGTAATCCACTGACACCAGTGCGTAATGCTGATTCACCAGTTTCACCTAATGTGCCCTGTGCTTGCCTTGCTATACCAGCCTGATTTTGTGCGGCATTTAATACGCCACCTGCTGCCTGATTATAAACATCAGTAGCACCTCTGACAGCACCAGTGTATGTTGGTGCTAATGTATCTGTAAAGAATTTGTTCTGTGCCTCAACTTGACTGGCTTGAGCACCTGTTAGTCTTGGGTCTGTTGAACTTTGATTGTTGGATTTTCCGCCACTCATATTGGGTTCCTTTGTATTGTATTATTTAGCATATTTTTAAGGCATATCAACCACGGGATTGATAATCGAATTTACAACTCGTTGTATATCGTTGTAAGTAGCCCAATCTCCGACTGCGGCTGCTC